GAGAGCTGACGACGAAGTCCTGGCGTATGGCGTAGGGGATGATGTCCCGGGCGTGTTCTTCGCTGAAGCCGTTCTCGATGGCGAGTTTGTAGCGGGCGGCGGAGTCGATGCAGATGATGCGGTGGATGATCCGTTGGTCTTCGGTGTAGTCGTACTTCTTGCCTTGGCGGTCTCGGTAGGTACCGACGGGGCGGAGGTAGAAGACTTCTTCGGCGTCGCGGGTGCCGGTGCAGACGTCGAGGATGCGGCGGCCGGTGTAGCGGCCGGATTGAACGTCGAAGCTGACGCCGACGCGGTGGGTGCGAGCTTGCTGCATCACCGAGTGGGGGAAGCCGCCGACGTTGAAGGTGATGGCGGGGTGTTCGAGGGGTCCGTAGTGGCCTCGCTCGCCGGCGAGGAGGTGTTTGACGATGAGGGCGCCGGCCTCGGATTCGGATGGGGGGTCTTCATCAAAGACGAAGTTCTCGGAGTAGTCCTGGTGCATGGCCCACCAGCAGAGCGTTTGGGGGTGCTCAGTGCGGGATAAAACTTCGACGCGGAAGTGAGGGTCGATGGGAGAGGTACTCATGCGACGGTTTTGCAGGTGTGGAGGTCGATGATGGTGACGTAGCCTTCGCCGCCCTCGGTGTCCCAGGTGCTGGGGTGGGAGGTGGCTACGGATTTGGCTTCGTCGAGGGTTGCGCAGGTCTTGATGGGATAAGAGCTGACGCCGCACTCGATGCAGCCGACTTGATAGACGAGGTAGTTGGGGTCGTAATCCATGGAAGTCACTTTTCGATGCCGAGGGTGGGGATAGGGAGGCCGCCCTCGGTGGGGACGTAGATGGTGCGGTTGCCTTTTTCGCTGCCTTCTTGGAGGCCAACGATGTAGAGGTATTGGAGGTAGCGAGGGTTGTCCTTGAGGGAGTCGCCGATGATGCGGTTGGCTTCGGCGACGCCTTTGGCGCGCTCGATCTCGGCTTCGGCCTCGAGAGAGGCGGAATCTTTCTTGGCTTTGGCTTCGAGGACTTTCACCTGGCGGGTGCTCTCGGCTTCCATCAGTGCGGCTTTACCGGCGAGGGTGCGGTTGTAGACGCCGAGTTGTGGCAGGCCCCAGAGGATGAAAGCGAGCGCGGCGAGACTCGCGATGGTGACGCTGATGGTGAAGGTGGTGTTGTTTTTCATTTGGTTAGTGATTCAAGGGCGTAATTACTGGGCTCAAGCTCAGTGGCAAGAGCAAGGAGTTGGTTGCGGATAGCCTGGCATTGGCGCCAATGTGCATGGGTGATGAAATGGCCCATGTGCGGTGAGCTGGCTGGCTCTTGTTGATCTGGCACCACCTGATCAGCAGCAGCGCGAAAGGCGGCGGCGACATCGGATTTGATCTGGTCAATCGACTTCGGACAGGCGTAGTAAGGTACGTCGTAGCGATTAAGTGTTACGGCGTTCAGTACTGCTTGCGCGGCGGGAGAGAAGTCAGTCATTGGACTGCTCCTCCACAAGCGGCAGTGTGGGGCCAAGGCTTTCAAGCCAACACAACATGCACCAGTGCCCTTCGTGGCCTTCGATGTCGCTGCTGATGTAGTACTTGTGCGTGCCGTGCTTGGGGCATACGACCTGCTTTTGAGACATCTTGAGATTCATAAAGTCAGTCATTGAGCTGTTCCAGTGCGCGGCGGATGGTGTCGGCAGCTCCTTCCTTGAGGTAGCCCCTGTCGAAACTGATGTGCAGCTCGTCAAGCGCCTGTTTCTTCAAGCTCGGCGGTTTGGGCCGCCTGGTGGCGCGAAGTTCGTCGTGTGCCCAATAGGTCTGCTTGCTTTTGACCCACTCACAGCACGCCTCCAGCTCAATGTCGGCGCCCCATTGGGCGGCGCGGGTGGCAAGGTCTAAATGAAAGTTGGTTTGGGCAACCGTGCCACCAAAGTAAGCATCAACCCATTGCTGAACCAGCTCCGGCGGTGGGGTGATGGGTTGTTGTTGTTGTTTAGTCATTCAGGTAGCGCCTCAATGGCGCGGCGGATGGTGTCGCACACGAGATCGCCACCGTGAGACATTCGGAATACGGCTGCAATTCCATCCAACTGCTCTAGCGCCTGCTCCTTCAGGCTCGGCGGCTTCAGAGATGGGCGGCGGGCAGCACGGAGTGCGTTGATATATGGCTCCGGGGTTTCTTCCTCTAGCCACTCACAACACGCCTCCAGCTCTTGGTCGGCGCCCCATTGGGCGGCTCGGGTGGCTAATGCTTCGTCATCTATGCCAACATAATTTCCAGGCTCGTTCCAGAAAGCATCCGTCCACTCCTGCACCAGCTCCGGCGGTGGGGTGATGGGGTGTTGTGTCATCGCTCTGCCTCGCGCTCGAGGAGCCAGCCGGCGCGGGTGCCGCCGGCTGTGTCGTCCTCGGTGCCGTGATCCCTGGTCTGCACAGCGATCAGATCGGCGAGATCCTCAACAAGCGAACTCCTAATTTGGCTTGGATTAGAAGTTCGCTTGGAGTTGGCCTCCAGCGCTTCGATGCGCTTGACCAGTACATCAACGCAGAAGCGGGCGCTCTCTGCTTGCTTCCAGCTGTCGTCTTCAAGCGCGCTGACCCTGGTGCGGAGCTCCAGGAGGCAAGCATCGGTAGCTCCGACGACGGGGTTGTTCACCCACTCCTCGCACTGGGCCCACTGCTCGGGTGTTGCATAGTCAGGCATCGCTGAGGATCTCCTGCATGTCGCGTTGGACGAGCTCGGTGAGGCGCTCTTGATAGAGGCCGGTGTAGGTGCTGCAGATGCGGCCGCTGCGTTCGTACAGGGCGTCGAGGTAGTCCTGACGACGCTGTTCTGTTTTGGGGTCGATTGTCATGGCAGGAGTTTGGAGGCGATGAACAGTAGAAGGAAGCAAGCAGCTATGTAGATAGCTGTTAGTAGTTCGATCTCGTGCAGGGTCATTTGGTGTGGGTGCTACGCAGCGTCATCGTCGTTGCACCATTCGGGAGCGAGTATGAGACTTAGTATCGTTTCATTGGGGTAAAGCTCTTGCAGACAGACCTTAGCATCTTCTAAGTCAAATGCCATCAAGCCGATAGTGCGGCATTGAAGGCGGGCTTGATAAAGCTTTGTGCGTTGCATTTAGTTGCGGAGTAGGCGGGACAAGCGGCGAGCGAAGCGTTTGGCTTGGGCACGGTCGTAGGTCGTGGTGTGCCAGTCGCCACAGATAGGGCAGTGATACGGGGTGCCGTTGTAGCTGCCGCGGCGGAGGTGCGCGGCAGCTGCCTGGCGGTTCAGGTGAGGGATCTTTGTCGCGCACATGGCGCGGGCGCGCTCGATGAAGTGGTCATCAGGGAGTTGCAGAGGGTCGATGTGGGTGGGCAAGGGGTGCGGATCAGTCGTCCTCGGGGGATCCCGGCAGTTTGGCGGGTGGTGCGGCTGCCGGTAGGGCGGCGCGTTCGAGGGCGCCTGCGAGGTCGGCGGCGCTGAGCAGCACGGGGCCGGCGATGGGGGCGAGCTCGGAGCAGTAGCGGGCTATGGAGCGGAAGAGGGTGGCTTTACGCATTGGTGGCGGTGCGGAAATGTGCAATAGCTGTGTTGATCAGGTCGCTGCGGGTGATGCCGTAGGGGGCGGCAGCGAGCGCGGCGTCGAGCCAGCTGAGATTGTCGGGGGTGAGCACGACCTGCAGCTTGAGGCGCTCCAGGTCGCGGCGTAGCTCGCGGTTGGTGCGGGCGGCCATGCGGCGAGCGGCCTCGGAGCGATAGCGGTCGAGGTCGTCGCTGGTGATGTAGCCGAGGCCGACGGCCTGCTGCATGAGCTGGAGGATGCGTTGGCGGCTGAGGCCGAGCTCGGTGGCCAGGGCGCTCCACTTGACGAAGCCTTGGCGGGAGTAGTGGGCTTCCGCAAGGGTGATCAGTTCGGTGTAGCGCTCAGGGGGGACGGCTTTACTCATGGGCGTGTGGATGGGAGGTAGATGGCGATGACGCGCAGGTCGCGCCAGCCGAGTTGCTGTAGCGCGGCGGCGCGGCGACCGGCGGTCAGGATGTCGACGAAGCGCGTGGCGCTCTCGGGGGCGGCGGTTGTCGTGATGGGTGGACCGTCGGAGGCGTGGCTGGCGGCGAGGAAGCCGCCCTCAGCGCGGATCGTGTAGTAGAGGCGCGTGGAAGGTGTCGGCTGGGTAGTAGCGGCTGGATATCCCGCTGTCTCGTAGTCGGGCATTGGCTTGGAGGATCTCGGAGGTGGTGGCGCAAGTGCGATAGAGGATGGTGCCTGTGGTGGGGTTGCACAGGTCGTAGTAGGCGAACGCAAGCGAAGCCATGCGAAAGCAACGGCAGGGCCGTGAAGGGGAGTGAAGAGTGGGCCGGGCGGCGCTCAGCGCTCGGGGAGGGCCGGCTTTATCAGTCTGGCAAGGTGCGTCGGATGTGGTAGGTGCTCTCGCCGTCGAGCTCGGTTAGGTCGGGGGCGGCGTCGTAGAGGTTGAGGCATGCGTCGATGAACTGGTTGACGCGGGCGTAGTCGAGGGCGGCGTTGATCCAGCGAGGTTCGAGCTCGTCGTGGTCGTCGATCAGCTGCTCGATCTGCAAGCAGGCGGTGCGGTTGAAGCAGCGCCAGAGCAGGGTGATGAAGGCGATCGTGTCCATGAAGGCCGAGTCGCTGAGTTCGCCCTTGGTGAGCTCGGTGTGGAGCAGGTGGACGAGCTTGCGGTGTCGGGGGCGCAGGGCGTCGTAGTTGGAGAACATCTCGCGGACGCTGCTGTCGCTGAGGTGCTCGAAGAGTGCCTCAGGGCTGTCGGGGATTTGCACGGCTGGAGGGCGCTCTAGGGCAAGGGTAGGAAGGCCGGCGGAGCCGGCCACAGCAGGGTGCTGGCTACACCAGCGCCAAGCAGGCTTCGCGGGCGCGCTCGATGCGCTTGGCGGCAGCGCCGCCCCAGAGCGCTTCGAGGCGGGCCCGGGCGCGCTCGGTGGAGTCGGTGGCACGGCCGGAGTCGTGGGTGGCGTGCTGGGTGATGGCGTTGAAGAGGGCGTAAGCGGTGCCAGGGATGCCGGGGATGTCGTGAATGCCGAGGCCAGTTGTGCCGGAGTAGTGGCTGCGGATGGTGGCGATCTCGGGGAGGTCGGCGAGCACGCGGGGGCGCTTGTCGCCGGTGGATTTGTCGCGGATGGGGGTGGTGAGTTTGTCGGCGTAGGTGGCTTCGAGGACGCGGCGGGCGGTCTCGGGGGTGAGGCGCAGGCTGGCGAGGGAGCGCAGCTCGTCGATGGAGGCGGCGAAGGTGCGGCGCTCGATGTCGATCAGCTGCGGGAGATGGCGGGCGAACTCGGTGACGCTGCTGGTGTGCTTGCGACGGAGGCCGGTGCCGGCGGACGCGGCGTGGGTAGCGGCGCGGCCGGTTAGGTAGTTGAGCTGATTGGCGCAGGCGAGGCGGACGTCGCTGAAGAAGACGCCGAAGCCGGAGCTGCCGTCGTGGGAGTTGAAGAGGTGGAGGTAGCGGCGGACGCGGTCGCCGGGGACGACTTCGCTCTCGGTGTCGATGGCGGCGGTGGCGAAGACGCGGCGGCCGTCGCGGATGGAGAGGACGGTCTCGAGGTGGATGTTCTCGCGGAGGTAGTCGAGGAGGTTGATCAGGGCGTCGTTCTGCACCGGGGTGTAGGCGGTGCCGTGGATGCCGAGCAGGGCGTCGTTGTCACTGCGGACGATGGAGCAGTGGTCGGGGGCCTCGATGCGGCGGCCGTCGGGGCCCATGTAGAAGACGGGGCGCTTCTCGGCGGTCCAGTTGAGGCCGGCGATGGCGAAGGCCTCGGTGGCGGAGGCGCGCTCGGGGACGAAGGTGCCGAGCTGGGCGGTGAGGGGGTTCACGGCGTAGCCGTGCTCGCGGTACTTGCCGTAAACGGCAGGGCCGCGGCCGTCGGCGGCGTAGGCGGTGGTGACGGTGTTGGGGCTGTAGTCGCGCATGGTGGTGCGGTAGGGGTGCTGGGCCGGCGGAACCGGCTGCGTTGGTAGCGGAGGCGCAGCCCTCCGGGTGGTCAGACGGAGGCGCTGTGGATGTAGGCGTGCCAGAAGGTGGCATAGCCCTCGTCCTCGGGGAAGGGGTAGCCCTCGAGCTCCCAGTCGGATTCGTGGATGCCGTCGGGGGAGTACCAGCCGCCCTCATCGCCGGACCAGCCGGCGCGGAAGCGGGCGGTGTCGATGCGGTCCTGGGCGGCCATGGCGGCCTCGACGGCGCTGAGGTGGTCGTACCAGTTGGGGCGCGACTCAAGCTGAAGCAGGTTGAAAGCAGGGTCGTTCATTCGCCGAGGTGGATGAGGTGGGCTTCGAGGTACTGCTGGACCGCGCGGAGGTGGGCTGCGGCGGCGTCGCGCTCGGTGACGGCTGTGGCCCAGGCTCCGGCGGGCTGGACGTAGTAGTCGCGGCAGTTGAACTCGATCTCGTGGAAGGCGCGGATGGCGTCTTGCAGGGCGCGGTAGGCGTTGAAGTAGCCCTCAGAGAGGGTGGCGCGGCTGGTGCCGTTTAGATGAACAGTGGGAAGGGTGAGGTCAGGCATTGGGGGCGCAAACGGGGTAGATGGTGCGGCGGGTGTAGCGGATAGTGAGACTCATGAGACTCAGTAAGAGATGTGCACGGAGGCGATGCCGTCTAGGGGGACGCCTAGGCGGTAGGCGGCGCCGCCGCTGAGATCCAAACTTGCGCAGTCGCAGCGGTCGGTGATGGGCACCGTGAGGGTGCGGCCTCGGTGGGAGACGCGCACTCGGGTGCCGCAGGGGAGCCAGGGGTGGGCGGCGGAGGTTTCCCAGTGGCGGTAGACGTCGCCGCAGTAGGTGGTGCGGCCGTGGTACCAGGAGTCGTAAACAGAAGCTGTTACTTCTCTAGCGTGCCCAGTTGACGGCAACAGGAGGCTCCACGTGCTTCCAACTGCTGCCGCGAAGAATCTTGTAAATAGCCGCCGGCGTGATTTCGTGCTGACGAGCAAGCTCCTGCATTGATGCGCCTGGTTTCCAAGTGAGGCGCATTTCGCGGACCATTTCATCGTTGAGTTTGCTGCGCTGGCATTCGGCTCCGCGCGGGACTTCACCGCTTTTGAGCCGCCCAGCAGCTGCGCTCCAGGCAGTGTTTTCTTTTGGAGTGACCCATTCCAGATTTTCTGCACGATTGTCACGGTGGTCAAAGTTGAGGTGATTTACGAACTGCTTGTTGAACGGGTTCTGGATGAACGCCATTGCCACCAGTCGGTGGATGTAGAAGCGTTTGCTGCTCACACCGTCGAAGAAAGAAACGCCCAGGTATGCTCCGGTCTTCTTTGGAGTGAGCAGCTTTCCCTTGTGTAGGCGCATAAAGCCTGTCTTCTCGACGACCTGGCGATCGAGGGATTTGATGCGCCCCAGGCTGGAAACCAAGTAGAGGTGACAGTAGCCCTCAAGCGGGACAGGCTTCCATTCCTCGGTCAAGGCTCTTCATGCAACCAACCCATTGTACCCGTGGCGGTGACGGTGCGGGCCTGCGCGGGGGTGCAGAGCGCGGCGGCTGCGAAGGAGAGGAGCAAGCGGCGCATCAGTCCTCCAGCGGGGGGAGTGCGGCGATGAAGCCCTGGATCCAGGTGCCAACGTCCTCAGGGGCGAGGAATGAAGGGACGCCACGGCGGCCATCCACTTGAACGGCAAGGCGTGGCTCGGTGCCGTGCTCGCGCACGACTTGAAGGGTGATGATGCGCATGGGGTCAGCGGTTGTAGAAGTAAGAGCCGGGGGCGAAGTCCTCGAGGATGTGGTTGAAGGCGTTCTCGAGGCGGCGCTTGTTGCTGGGGTCGGCGACGTACCAGGCGGCGGCGAGGGCGCGGCAGAAGCCGCCGCCGTGGCGCTCCATGGCGGTGACGGTGTGGTGGAGCTCGGTGGGGGAGAGGGCTGTGAGGCTCATTGCAGGTACTGAGTGGTGAGGGCGACGTAGACGGTGGGGGAGTCGGTGGCGAGGCCTTCGGCCTGCTCGCGGAGTTGGGTTTTGCGGAGGGCCTCCATGGCGGCCTCGGTCTCGGGGGTGTAAGTCCAGCGGTGGCGAAGTTTGCGGGTGACGATGAGGTCGCCCTGCTCGATGCGGTCGAGGTCGAGGCGCTCCATGCGGTCGCAGAGCCAGGTGCGGTGAGCGGTGAGCTCAGCGGTGATGCGCTGCGATTGGAGTTGCAGCTCGTGGGCTGCGGTGAGACGGCGGCCGATGGCGCCGGTGGGGCTGTAGGTGCGGGTTGTGCGGGTCAGGTTACGCATCTGCGTGAGGTTTAGCAAGGATCGGTGAGGAGCGCAAGGAAGTTAGCAGCTTTGCTGCAGTTAGTGCGGATCTTCCACGTAGTGGTTGAGGGTGTAGGGCTGCGCGCGGGTGGCGTACTCGATGAGGAGGGGCTCGACCTCGGTGGGGTCCTCCACCCAGTGCTCGTGTTCGAGGTCGGCGGAGAGGAAGTGCCAGACGCGGATGGGTGGAGCGTCGGGCTCGGGGTCGCGGGGGCTGAGGGGGCGGGGATCGGGGGCGTCAGTCATGGGGCGTAGAGGGTGGGGGTGGGGGGCAGTGTGTTGCTGGGGCGCTGGTAGCCGTAGTCAACGGCCATGGCAGCCAGGGCCAGGCCCAGCAGGAAGCCGGCGATGTGCTCGGCGTACAGCCAGGGCTGGGTGCGGCGGTCTCGGGAATAGGTGCGGGTCATGAGCTGTCTGTTTCGGGAATCAGTTACGCAGGGCGACGCGGGAAGCGCGGGAGCCATGGGCGTGGATCACGACGTTGGCAGAGGCGCCATCGCACAAGGTGCAGGCGGCGCAGGTGGTTTTGTGGCCGCGCTCGGCTGAGGCGGCACAGTGGACGGTGCCTGCGGGAGCGGGGGTGTCGGCGGGGGTCACGAGGAAGGTGGACCAGCCGTGCGCCGTGGCGTCGAGGTAGTCGGCGAAGCCGTCACAACTGGCCTGCAGGAGGCCGCAGGCCCAGGCGGCAACAGGTTGGCGCCACTGGTGGGTATAGCCGGTGTGCGCTGCTACGCGCTCGAGGATTGGCAGCCAGATGGCGGCGGGGACGGCGGCTGGATCACCGGCGGAGCCCACGCGGAGTATGGCGTCATCAAAGTCGGATGGGGAAGCCGGGGCGTAGCCGGCGCCGTGGTGCCAGCAGTTCCAGACGGCAAGCGGGGCCTGATACCAGCGGACGTAGCAGGTGCGATTCAGGAAGTGGGGGCAGTCGCCGCAGACGGAGGCGCCGGCCTCGCTGGTGAAGGCGTGGTGCGGTGGGATGTCAGCACGGAGGATCCAGGTCTGGAGCATGGCGCCGGTTTTGTCGTTACCGGAACGCTCGGTGAAGCCGGTGGCTATAACGACGATGGGGGCGCCGTCAAGCAGCGACGGGCCCTCGTAGAGGACTCGCCCGTTGGAGTTGGTCATGGTTGTGCTGGTCACAGCTTGAGTGGATGAAGGCGCAGAGGCGCCCAGGGAGCCGACCACGAGGGAAGGGCTCCGGGGGTGCTTCAGATCGCGTGGTCCAGCAGGAGGAAGTCGGCGGCAAGGCGTTTTGCCTCACACAAAGTGGGGGCAGTAGCGCATTCGCCGTGCTCGGTGAGGATCCGCCAGTCGCGTTCCGTGGGTTCGGGGGCGAGGATTAGGCCGATCAGCGCACGGTTCAGGCGGACGACATAGCCGCCGAGGGAACGGGTGAAGGTCAGGGTCATGGCTGGGATGCCTCGAGGTCGTGCTGGAGGGTTTCGACAATGTCCATGCATTTGTTGAGCATCTGCACGACATTTGGGTGGTAGTCCTTGTCGTTGATGACGAGTTGCTCGGCGGAGTGGAGCAGATGCCAGACGTCGAGGGATTTGGAATAGCGGTCCATGGGTTACCAAGCGTTGAAGGCGTCCTCGGAGAAGACCTCTTCGATGTAGAAGGTCTCCCCGGGGTTACGGCTACGGCGGGTGAGGCCGGCGAGTTCCAGCACGACATCGGCACGGCTGTATCCCCAGATGCCAGTGGGGACGCAGCGAGTGCCGAGTTCGTCGGTGATGGTGGCGAAGATCTCGTAGGTCATGGGTCACTCCAGGTAGAGGTAGGCGTAGGCACCGGGTGCTTTGGCGCAGTTGCAGGCCCAGGTCCAGAGGACGCGCTTGCGGTTCTCGTTGTGATCGGCCAGATCACGGGCGTCCCATGCGCCGAAACCGCGTAGGTATTCGCGGAAAATCCACGAGGGGCCGTCGAACTCGAGACGATCCACCCAGCGGCCTACGTCGTCATCACGATCGCCAGCGCCGGAGCAGTCGCAGATGCACTCCAAAGGGAGCTGCCGCAGAGCGTTGCGGCCGTGAAACCAAGTGTTGCGGTACATAACAGGGATGCGGGGTAACCGGTTCGGGAATCAGTCAGACGAGCTCGCGAAGATGAGAAAAGCCGGGCACCTCGTGAGCCCACTTAGGGCTGGGGAGGTCGCGGCGCAGCTCGTTGTAGAGGGACACGGTTATGTCCATACGTTTGGCGAGGTAAGCGCATTCGCGCCAGATACCAGGCACAGCAAGGTGGCCGGCGTGGCCCTCGTCCCATGCGGCCACACGGGCGGCTACAGAGAGTTCCTCATCAACGAGGACGTACAAACGGCGCGGATTCCCGTTGGAATCGTTACTAGCGCAAAGATGCTGAAAGTACATGCTGATCACAGCTTGAGTGGATGGAGGGGGTAAGTCCCTCAGCCAAAAGACCCCCGGACGCAGCGCGCCAGGGGGAACTTCTGGGGGAGAGAGTTTGTGCCCGGCAGAGCCGTGTGCCGGGGCTTGGCCGTCCTAGTGAAGCCGGAGCGGCGGGCTGCCCTATGGGCGTATCTGCAGACCGGGCGTTAAGGGGCCGGTGCACCCGCTGTGATCCCTGTCGGGAGCAGCGTTGATCCCCCTGCAGCAGCGGGATCGGTAAAAACACATGCAGTGCGCCCTCCTGCAGGAGGTTCCGCGTTCGCTTGCTTGCCCCCAGCCATCGGGTACTGATCGCCTCACCCTCTATCGCCAACTGTTACGGCGTTCGGGTATCTCGGCGACGGTCCTCGTGCTCGGTGTGATCCGAGCAGGCCGTCCGTGAGGTGCAAGAGCTAGCGCCCAGTCAGTTTGGGCGCACTGCTGCTATAGCTCCGGGATCCGCCCGGCCGGCCGCGCTTTATCGGCTGCGCTGTTGCGCTTAATGCATTGGTGGTTCTGAACTGAATGAAGTGTGGCACGTGGGGTGCCGATCTGTCAAGCAACCGGCCGGAGCCGGTACCGGTGCGCAGCCATGGGGAGCTGACCTGAGGCCTAGGCTCCGCGGGGCGGCTGCGCTCCCGATGTCTTGAGTATTGCACGGGGTCCGCCAATCCGTCAAGCAACCCGCTAGGGAGGGTTGCCTAGGAAGACGAAAACGCGCATGATGTGCGCGCGTGAGGTCAGTCTGGCACGGCACCGCGCGGCCGTCAAGCTACCCCAGTGAGTCTCATGCGTCGCACCTGAGGGACATGAGTCTCATGCGTCGCACCTGAGGGACATGAGTCCAGCCCTGCGTCGCAGTGAGACTGGGCTAGAGGGGGATATGTCACATCCTGGGCTAGAAAAACTGTATATAAATAAAAGTTGTAGGGGGTATGCTTGTGGGGTACCTCAGAGACCTGTATGCCTGCTCAGACATACCAGCGCTGCCTTCCGCTGACCGATGTGCACTACGCGCTCAACAGGAATGGCGCTCCACGCCCCATTCCACCAATAGTTGAAGATCTGCTCGAGCTATCTAGTACCTCGCCTTCGGGCCTTGTATGGAAAGTTGCTAGTAAAAATGGTAAAGCTAAAATAGGTGAACCAGCTGGTTCAAAAAACGGAGCAAAATGGTTAGTGTCCGTGCGGGGGCATGGAGTATTTTACGCACACAGGATTGCGTACTACTTAAAAACCGGTCAAAATCCAGGTAGTATGGTTGTCCGACACATAGGAAAAGAAGAACTAGCGCTAGGATGGCAAGATGATAACGGACGGGATGAAAGCGGAGTAGCTAAGAGCAGACAGAATAAAGACTACGTATCCCCACAGGAACAAACAGTGCGCATAGCTGTATCTAGGATACTACGTAGTAAAAGACCTGTAGTGGGTAACGTAACTAAAACCATGTACTTATACCAGGGAATACTGTATAGCGCTAAGAGCTTATGCAAAGAAGTAGGACTAAATTACTCCACTATCTATCAGCGTATATACCGCTGTAAGCACACAGGTGTATACGCTTTTGCTATGGAGGGCATAGAAGTAGAAGAATTTACTGTCTGGTAGCTCACTCGTTAAACGCATCCCAGTTATAAGTGAGCTCTACTCTTAGCTTGTGCATAGCTTTTTTGTAGATCGATGAGATGCAATAGCGGGATATACCGAGCTCGTCGGATAGCTCGTGGCGGCTGCGTTGCTCAAAGTGGATCGCTTGCACCACAAGGAGTTGCGTAGGGTCAAGGGTCGCGAGGGCTTTTTGTAGAAGCTCTTCGCGCTCGATGAGGGATACGGTGAGTTCTGGGCTTTCTGACGGGGTCGGGTTGTCAGAGCTGAGTACCTCGGAGATGGGGGCATCAGAGAGCTGACATAGGGCGTCAATGGAGGTGCAGCTGGTAATGGTGCAGCTGATCAAGGTCTCGGTGATGCGCTCAGGGGGAAGCTCGAGCTCGGTGCTGAGCTCATCGATGGAGGGGGGTCTGCCGTAAGAGGCAGTCAGAGTGTGCATGGCGCGCTTGATCTTGGTAGAAAGATCCTGCACGTTTATTGGTAGCCGTATTGTGCGGGAGGAGTTATAGATTGCGCGTGAAATAGATTGGCGGATCCACCAATAGCTGTATGTGCTGAAGGCGTATCCGCGGGTTGGGTCAAAGAGCTCGATGCCTCGGATGAGACCGAGGCTGCCTTCCTGGATCAGATCGCTGAGTTCGAGGCCTCGGTTCTGATAGCGCTTGGCGAGGTGGACAACTAAGCGCAGGTTGGTTCGCACCATGATGTCCAGGGAGCGCTTGCCGGGGCGTGCAATGTGAGCGGGGGCGGCGGAGCGGTCGGGCTCGGTGGAGCCGGGTGGGGTGTAGTCGACCCATGCGCGGATGCGATAGGCGTGACGGAGCTGGGCTTCGCGCGAGAGGATCGGATGCCGGGAGATGTCACTGAGGTACTGGGAGATGAGGTCCGACATCGCTGATCAAGAAGCAGCGGAGCTGTGAAGGTCGCGGACCAGTGAGCCGAGTAGCCAGGCTCGGGCGTGGGTGAGGCCGTGCTGGCGAGCGAGCTTGAAGTAGAGCTCGCTGTAGGGGCCGGTGACGGGGTTGCGACGGATGGTTTCGGCAGATGCACTGGAGGCGAGCCGCATGTACTGCGGTAGGACGGTGGCGAGATGCTGATCCACTAGAGGGTGATTTTTAGCTGAACGTAGTATGTGGTGCTGAAGGAATCGGCGGTGGAAGCTGGGGTGATTGTTAAAGCTTCGACGGCTACTCCAGTGATTTCGCTGAAGTCGTTGAGCACTCTGGCTATGTGGTCTTCAACGTTGGTGGAGTGGGCACGCAATTCGACTACGGATAGTGAGCTCATATGACTTCGGAGAAATAATCAAACGCGAGGACGTCGTCTACTTGGCTGTATAGCGCGTAAAGGGATTCGTCGTTTTCGATGATGTGGTGGAAGGCGAGGGAACAATCGTTCTCGGGGTCAGTCAGGGCATGGAGGTGGTCGAGGCCGCCTTCAGAGGCGTGGTCTGTGTTGCGCTCGGTTCCCGGGCGCGTGACTTTCCAGAGATGGGCGCCGAAGCGATCGAGGAGGGCGGCTTCGTTGAGAAAACGCATGTCATCTACAACGACGCGCTCGATGCCTTGAAGCTGGAGGCGCATGTAGCGGGAAGTCCAGCAGCGGAGCCATATGTCGGGGTGGACGCAGCCGCGGCCCCACTCGGTGCCCAGGGTGCGGAGTAGGTGGCGAGCGTCGACGTTGTCATCGATCTCGGGGAGAGGGGCGGTTTTGGCGACGTGGGTCGCGTGGTGCGCGTCCTGAGGGCTATAGCCGAAGTCATAGAGCAGCGAGCTGATCATTGACTTGAGCGGTTCGGCAAAGCTGAGGTGGGTGAAGCCGTGCTGTGTGACCAGGTGGTCGGCTACGGAAGATTTGCCGCTGCCGGCGGCGGGAGAGTAGATACCGATGAGCATGATCAGGGGCGGATAAAAGTGGGGTGGAGAAGGGTCAGGGTCCAGGCGTACATCGCCTTGGCGGCCTCGTTGTAGATCGGTGGGGGTTCGTCGCCGTTATGTGCGGGATCGCCGAGTATTTTCCAGAGCGCGGTGGCGAGGTAGCGGACGTTGTAGTCCTTGATCTCGGCGTCGATGAGCAGTGCTGTCACGGAGCTCAGAACGTGCGAAGCGGCGACTTCAAAGTCGAGGCCTAGGTGCGTGGTGAGCTTGCGGTAGAGCTCGAAGGACTCGGGGCTGCTGGGGTCAGCGAGCAGCTCGGGATCGATGTCCAGCGCGTTGGCGTGCTGCACTAGGAGGGAGCCTCCGATGACGTTGCTGACCAGAGCGTGGATAGGGGTGGTTTCGCTCATGCGCGGGACCGGGTGAAGCGTTTGATGCGAGCCTCGAAGTGCTGCATGTACTGGGTGAGCTTGCGGAGCGAGAGCTCTTCGATTTGAGGGGTTTCGTCGGGGATAGCTACGACGATCAGCGCTCGGGTGATATTTAGGCCTTGTGGTTTGTAGACGTAATTAGCGGCGGCGGTGTAAGCAGCAACTTGCAACGAGTATTCGTACATCTTTGCTGGGTTGCGGACTTTATCGGCTGTTTTCCAGTCCAGCAAAGAGGGCTGTTCACCATCGTCCTCTAGATAAGCGATGCAGTCGAACGTGCCGGCGTAGCGGAGCGGGTGGTAGATAGCTCCTTCGCAGACGAGAGGACGGCGAATGCGGTCGAGGAAGCTGCGCGTGCTGTTCCAGTAGGGCGTGTTGAGGAAGTCGAAACCGGGCTCGGTGCCGTCGAGTAGGTAGCGCTCGACAGCGTCGTGGTGGCGGGTGCCGCGGAAGCTGGCGAGGTTGCAGATGAAGTCTGCGCGGGCTTCACCGACGGACTCGCGCCAAGCTTGCAGGCCGGAGCTATCGCGGGTGCCGCTCAGGATTGTGGTAACGGAGCTGCAGGATCCGAGTGGTGTGGAGTAGCTGCGTTCACCGTTCTCGTGGGAGCGGATTGGTTCGTACTTGGGTAGGCCGCGGATGAGGTCAGCCGTCATAGGGGACGCCCTCGATGGGTAGGAGCAGCGCGTTGGCGTCGCAGTGGAAGACATGCATGAGATCGGCGAGAACGTTGGGATCGATCAGCTTGGTTTTGCCACTGGCCATGCGACCAAGGGAGTAGGGGGATATGCCAGAGGCTTCGGCGACATCGCGCAGTGTTAGCCGGGTGCGGAAGAGATGGAAGCGAATGTTGCGTCCGAGCAGCTGTGTGGTGTCCATGAGGTACTAAGTAAAAAGGGGAGCAGATAGCTCCCCTGTGGCTGTTAGGCGGAGGCTTCAGCGAATGGATCCTCACCGTCGTAGAGGCGATTCAGGTCACACGTGAGGTCATCGAAGCGTGCCTGAAGGTCAGCTTTGACAGCCTTAGGAGGTGCGGCTACTAAGGTATATTCGGTTTTTTTACCTTCACCGGTTTTGCCGATCTTTACGTCGTAGCCAGTGGGGTCTCCGTAGTCTTCGTCGGAGATGAACTTGAAGAGCTGATCCATCAGAGTCTTCTGAGTGATCTGCAGGATCTTGAAGTCATCAGAGGAGTAGTCGTAGACCACACCGGCGATGAAACGCTTGACGGTTTGGTAGCCCTCTTGCTGGCGGATATTGGAGGGGAGCTCTTCGGGCTTGCTCTCCCAGCGGATGGGCTTGTTGTCGGTGGTCCAGGCCTCGAAACCTGTCGCGCCTTCACCGAAGAAGCGCACTCGGACTTCGTCAGTGATCTTGGAGGGGTTCAGATAGCGACCGGCGCCGGAAGACTCCTTGGAGATCTCCGCGATGGCAACTTTTGAAAGGAACGTGGACATGGGGGCGAAATCCCGTAAATAGTGGGTGATGTGCCAGAGGTCGGGGGTTTCCCGGCCTCGTGAGCAGATCGTACGGGATTGGCGTGACTTCGTCAACGATCTGCAGGAAAACTCGCAATAATCAGTGAGTCTCGTGAGACTTACCGCGGTGGGTTGTCAGGGATCTGGTAGCTCGTTACGGTGAAACACGGTCAAGAAAAAACCCCCCGCTTGTGGCGGAGGGTCTTGGCCTTCACTTGCTGCTGAAATCGTAATGGACAAAGAGCTCAATGGCAATAGCTCGGATCTCTTAAAAGGGCGAGCTATCGAATTGCTGCGACGTGATGTATTTCCAGATGGATGGGCTTTTGTGCCAGTTGCGGGAAAAGCCACCTTTGTAAAGGAGTGGAGCACTAAGCCGTTGACGCGGATTGAGTGCATGACGGCCTACCAGCTCAGGCAGGAATACGTAGGCCTGGGTGTGGTGACAGGTTCGTTCTCGGGGGGACTCATAGCCCTCGACATCGATGGGCTTGACGCCGATCAGCGCTATCGCGAAGTGGCAGGGCCAGAGTACGAGGTCTATGGCGAGGAGCGGACCATGTCGTGGACTTCGGGTAAGCCCGGGCGTCGGCAGATCCTGTATCAGGTACCCAAGCGTTTGGTTCCCGAGCTCGGGGATGTGAAGACCTTGATCCTGCGCACGGACGATGGGCAGTGGCACCTGGGGCATGGGGATACAAACCGGGGTGCCGGTGGTGATGTGGACGCGATCAGTGGGGCTGCCTACGAAGAGGTGGTGCTGCGGTTCAACGCCTGTCAGAGCGTGGTCCCTGGCTCACCACACCCGGAAACAAAACAGCCCTATCGGTTCCTCAACTACAACGGCGGAAAGGTAGAGACGGCACCGCAGTGGGTGCTGGATGTGCTGCGCCCACATCGGAAGCCGGTGCAATGGCTGTCCGAGGCTGAGCAGAAGGAGGTGATGAGCGAGCTCGGGGGGCAGACAGCTGTCCCGCCACGTCAGATCCGTGGGTGGTTTTTCAAGGAGGAGGTGCAGTCGCTGCTGCGGCCGCGGTTGGCTGATCTGGTGTTCAACCACGAGGTGTTTGACCGGTACGGGTGGAAGAGCCGCGGTGGAGATAAGCCCCAGCGCATGAGCGGCTGCCCGTGGCACGGGGGGCAGAGCGGGACGACATTCCAGTACGCGGAAGAGACCGGTTGCTGGGACTGCAAAGCGTGTGGTGTAGGTGGTGACGTGCTCGATTTCGTCCACAAGATCCGCACCAAGGACATGCACGCTGGGCGTCCGAGTGGGCCCGCCCTCGAGGCCTATGTGGCGGAGCTGGCCGTGGAGCTGGGGTACGACTACCCGGCGTGCGCAACGGCGACCGAGGTCACCATCAAAGATGCGCCGCTGAAACGGCTATCGGGGCAGGAGTTTTTTACGGCAGCCGAGAAGATCATCAACGGGTACGACAATGCCGAGCTCGCGCATTACCAGTTGATGGAGCTGGTGCGGGACTCCGGGCTGACACACGTGTACAAGTCGGGGCCGCAGGTGGAGTCAGCGCTCGAGCGGTTCCTGCTGCACCAGGAGCAGGTAGAGGAAGACCCGCAGTGGCAGGAGAAGATGCGCGGGCAGCGGGACTACCTGATCCCGGACTTTGTGTCGGCACCGAGCTCGATTCTCTTGCACGCAAGGGGCGGGATGGGTAAGACACGCCTTGCCGTGCTGCTGGCCAAGATCGTGGGCCAGAAGCTGCCGATGAAGGTGCGGGGGCTGACGGTCGAGCCGACGGTCTCGGGGAATGTGCTGTTCATCGGCAACGACATGTCGATGACGGACTATGCGGAGTACCTGGATCAGCAGGGGATTGACTCGACCGGTGCCGATACCTGGTTCCGATTCAAACCGCAGTGGCAACAAAGCCAGTACAGGGTGCTCTTGCGGTGGCTGCAAGAGCTCAAGCCAGTACTGGTGGTAGTCGACTCACTCACGTCGGTGAGCACGATGATTGCGGCCAAGGAGTACGAGAAGGAGTACTCGAACACGCTGTATCGCTTGGCGCGGGAGAACGGGACGGCGTTCCCACCGACGACATTTCTGTGGATCCACCACAACACCAAGGACGGGACGAAGTTCCGCGGCACAGACACGCTGCGGAATGCGGTGCACGAGACCTGGGAACTGAAGGACCTGACGGACGAGGAGCGCGCTCAGTACGGGGATCATGCGCTCATCCTCGAAATCGACAAGAGTCGGGGCATGCGGGGTGGGGATCGCTTCCTGGTGCAGGAGGACATTGAGGAAGCGCTGAGCATTGAGGATCTCACCCCGACTGTGACCCGAGAGAACGGTGGGCAGGGCGATGAGACGCCACGGACGATCGTTCTCGGGATCCTCAAGGAGGCAGAGGCGCCGATGACAGCTAAGGAGCTGCGCTACGCGCTCAATAGCCGGCTGGCAGGGCGTAGGGGACCAGGGACGATCGTCAGTGAGAAGACGGTTAAGCGGTGGGCGCAGCGGTGGGTTGTTGCCGGCCTCGTAGAGGAAACCCAAGTGAGACAGACGGGACCTAAAGGTGGGAGACCCCAGGTGGGTTTTTCAGTCAAAGCCCCTATATACGAGGGTCGGAGTGTCCAAAACCCTCCTTCTTTCTTTGGAACTCCTTGTGCTGGAAGGGATTTGGGTTTTGGACAGGGTACAGACGAAATTGTCCAAAACCCCAAAATGTCCAAAACCTCCGAGGTCGAAACAGTTCAGCAAGGCACAGTCTCAGCTGCGACGCATGAGACCGAGCTGCCTGTGGAAACTTTTGTGGAAAACGCTGCCGAAATGCCCCTAGAGGTTTCGGACAGTTTCGGACACACGGAGGGGTTGTCCAAAACCTCCGAGGCTGAAACCCTCTCCAGCACAGCGGTTTCGGAAAAACCGCCGGAGGTTTTGGACACGGCCTCGGAGATATATGGGACCCCCGGTTCTACGCAGGACTACGGAGATTGGGAGGACACCGATTGGGGTTGATGTTGCGCTCTTAGCCCTGGCGCCAGGGGAGCTCGTCATCGAGCTCGGCCTGGTAGCTGGGGCTGGGCCCCAGGGTTGTTTCGCGGAGCAAGAGTGTTGCTATGAAGCTGCGCGATGTGAAGTGAGACTTAATGAGACTCTTAGCTAGAGCTTTTAGCTCTGCTACATTGGTACAATCATCGATCTGCCTTAGTGCTGCTTCTTGAGCAAAGCTAAGAGTAAGGTCGTCCACACAACCACTGCATTTAACCGAGTATGCCGTCCGATGAATCCCTTGCTCACAAGGAAGCTTTAGATAATGTGGATTTCGACTTCATTCGTGGTCCACAGGCTGCGGCATTGCTGACCCGGCGCGTTTCCGAGCTCGGGGAGGCAGTGGGTCCGCTGGGCGTGGATACAGAGACCACTGGCCTGGATCCACTGGTGAATCGCGTGCGTCTCATCCAAGTCGCAAGTTGCGACTATGCGTTGGTGGTCGATGTGGAAGGTTGGCGCACCGAGGGCGGGCGGCAGCTGCCTTGGGATGCACCAGGGCTACGTCAGCTGAAGGCGTTGCTCGAGGGGCCGAAGAAGAAGGTGCTGCAGAATGCTGCATTCGACTTGAACTTCCTAGCGGGAGAAGGTGTCGAGCTCGGTGGCTCGATCTTCGACACGATGATTGCCGCCAAGGTGGTGAACAACGGCACAGGGGCAAAGAACGACCTGGGGAGTCTGGTAAGCCATGTGCTGAAGGTGCCGCTGCCTAAGGAGCTACAGAAGGCCGATTGGGCAGGGGAGATCTCGGATGAGATGGTCCGCTATGCCGCCCGGGACGCGGTGTGTCTACCGAGGATGGTGCCCGCACTCGTAGCAGCGCTGAAGGAGTCAGAGGTGTCGCCCTCGGTGACGCTGTGGGACATCTTCAAGCTGGAGATGATGGCGCTTCGGCCCATCGCTCGGATGCAGTGGAACGGGTTTGGATTTGATGCGGTGTCTGCCGTGGCGCTGCAAGTCTCATTGCAAGACAATGCTGAGACGCTTAAGACGACATTCCTTGAGGCGTTGGATGCGGCGATCACAGCAGAGCATCCGGATGAGCCGGCTGTGTGGCTACCGCGGGATGAGGACGGGGTCTTAAACACACGTGAGAAGGACTCGGGGTCGATCCGCGCTGGAACCAAGCGCTACAAGGGGTTCAACCCGCGCTCGCCGAAGCAGATGGCGGAGCGGTTTGAGCAGGCGGGCATTCTGCTGCCACCAGACGAGAAGGGAGCACCGAGTTTGGATCAGAACCTGCTGGCGTTTCTGAAGGGGGAGTACGAGCTCGTGGCCATGTACATGGAGTGGAAGGCGGCTGTAACCCGTGTGTCTCACATTGAGAAACTGCTGGATTCGATTGGACCGGATGGGCGGATCCATGCGGGGTACCGGCAGATGGGGACAGCGACGGGCAGGCTGAGTTGCTCAGGTCCGAATCTTCAGCAAGTGCCGCGGGAGGGGGAGTTTCGGCGCCTGTTTCGCGCTCGTGAGGGTTACACCTTGGTTGTGGCTGACTTCAGTCAGGTGGAGCTGAGGGTGGCCGCCGAGCTATCTGGTGAGGAGCGCATGCTGGAGGCGTATCGAGCTGGGCGGGACTTGCACACAGAGACCGCAGCTTTAGTGACAGGTAAAAGTGCTGATACTATTACGAAGAAAGAGCGTACGTCCGCGAAGCTTTGTAATTTCGGGCTTTTGTATGGGGCAGGTGCTGCTACGTTAAGAAAGCAAGCTGTTGCACAATATGGTGTAGATATGGAGCTAGAAGAAGCCCAGGGTCTTGTTACTGGGTTTCGTGAAGCGTATCCCCAGCTTTATGAGTGGCAGATGCAAGAAGGCAATAAGACTACGCGCGCTGTATTTACTAGGTATGGTAGGCGTAGGATACTGACAGGCTTTAATGATAAATACACTACGCGAATCAACACGCAAGTGCAGGGTACAGCGGGTGACATCGCTAAGATTGCCATCGCGATGATATGGGACAACATAAAAGCGGCTAAGCCAGGGGAAGCGATGCTTATTGCCATGGTGCACGACGAGATCGTTCTCGAGGTTGAGGATGGGGTAGTGGAGAAGTGGGCGAAAACATTAGCCGGAGCTATGGAAGCCGCGGGTTCGGTAGTTTGTCAGTTGGTGCCTATCGTGGCGGAAGCTTCTTTTGGTAGTAGCTGGGCCGATGCCAAGTAGAGCTTTGTGTGATACGCTGTTTTCGTAGCGTTTTACCACTCATGCTCACTGGGCAAGACCTGCTTTCATTTGTGAAAGCCAATGCGGACATGGATCAAGCCGAGCTAGCTCGCGAGGCTGGCTACGTGCGCAATACGGATAAGGGTAATGAGCGCTTGCTCATCGGTAAGTTGCACGAGGCACTGCTTGAAGCTAAAGGTGTAAAGCTGAAAACCAGCAAGAAGCCTGGTAAAGCAGCACAGTTTATGACTACCGTCCATCGTAATGGTGTGATTTTGGTAGGCAAGACGTACTCGGAGAAGTTTGGTGTGGAGCCGGGCGATGAACTGCAGATCGTGATCGAGGATGATGCAATTCGGCTTGTGCCTCAATCTGCAGCGAGCGTAAAAGCCTCCAGTAAGTCTGTGGCTGTGGCTGGTTGATGGACGAGAGCGAGCTGCGTTCTCGGTTGTTGGCTCGACTTAACCGAATCGCAGAGCGTTTACCAAATGGGCTCCTTCATCGCTTGGTGGAGGATGCCCAGTTTTTTTATGACTGGAACCTGCGGAAGAAACGAGCTCGGGCGTCGGCACGTATGTCGCAGTACCAGGCTTGGCAGGGCAAGGTTGAGGACCGCTATTGGCGTGAGGTGCAGCGGCGCCGGTAGCGTGAAGTATCTGCGCGAAATCTGTGGCTACTCGCAAGACGTACTCGAACACCTGGGAGGGTGTGCGGCAGGCAGGGGAAGATGCTGGGGCTAAATACCCCGAGCTTGTGGCAGCACAGTGGGCACTTGAGAGTGGCTACGGGAAGCACACGAGTGGTAAACACAATTACTTTGGGTTAAAAGGTGCAGGTACGGGTAAGGAAACTAAAGAGTTTGTCGACGGAAAGTGGATAACGATAACGGCAGAATTTATCGACTTTTCTGATCTAGGGGCGTGTGTTAGATACTTGGTTACTCGATGGTACAAAGACTGGGATAAATATGAGGGGGTGAATCGGGCGGCGACGCGAGGGGATGCGGCGAAGGCGTTGGTGGATCAGGGGTACGCGACAGATCCGACCTACGCAGAGAAGTTGATCAAGCTGATGGATGAGCGGGCACCGTCCTCGGTGGTGAGCAAGCCTGTGGTTAAGGCGGAGCCAAAGTCGATCTTGTACCGGATCGAGGCGGTGCATGTGACATGGCTGAAGAAGGAGCCAGTTCCGGCTGCCGAGCTCGGTGAGAAGGAGAAGGTTCTGGTGCCCGTCGGGAAAGATTATGCAGTGGTTGCATACACGGAGCGGCCGGCGGATGGGCATGCGCGGGTGGAGTTGGCGGCGGGGGCCGGGACTTGGTTTGTGTTCGAGCCACACTGGCGGAAGGTGATCGGCTCGGGGGAGTTCATGCGCCCTGATGTCGATTGGGGCGACTTCAACTGTCTAGTAACGCCAAATCTGACTGTGGGTGAGATCTTGCAGTGGGACCGGCGGCGAATTCCAGGGCCGACGTCGTCGGTGCGGACGCGGTTGCTGCGCACTGCGGCGGAGTTTCAGCGAGTGCGCGAGGCGTGGGGGCGGCCCCTGGGGGTGACGAGCTTCTACAGGCCGGAGCCGATCAATGCCCAGGTGGGAGGGGTACCGGGCTCGAGGCACGTCCTCGGGGAGGCGTTCGACCTCTACTCAGTGGACCGGAGCCTGGACAGCTTCTACCAGTGGATAAAAGTCAGGTGGACTGGGGGTCTGGGCGATGGGCGACCACGCGGCTTCGTGCATATGGACACGCGCGGGGGCGGAGGTTTCGTTCCTGGGGCCGGTGCCAGGCCTGCAGCCGAGTGGCTGTACTGATGGACGACCGCACTCGGGAGAACTGGGCGAAGGTGAAGGAGGCCCTGGAGCGCGCAGGTAAGACCAGCAGCCCGTTCTATGCGAGGGCGGTGGCGGTGTTGAAGACGGGGCGGGACCCGGGGCCGGATTTTGGGGCTAAGCCAGGGGAGTTTGCTTAAAGTCCCAGCCCATGCCTTCGAGATACATCATTGCGATGTAGTGGTCCTCGGCGTAGCGGCAGATGCTGTCTTTGCAGGCGCGGTAGTACAGTTCGCCGCGCTCGTTTTCCAGCTGATCCAGGCTGAAGCCGTTGCCGTAGTCGGTGGTGTTGACGACGCTCATTTTTTGCTGCCGACGGTCATTTCGATATGACGCACGCGGGTTTCGAGATCTGTGAGCCGTTCTTTGGAGTCGTTTTTGAGTTCTTGGATGTCGGCGGCGACGGTGTTGACTGACTGGTCCAGCTTGGCAACTTGCATAAAAAGGCCAGCTAAACCGACCACTGCAGCGGTCAGTAGAGCTGGCACGATTTGGTTGAAGGGGTTTTCAGGGGGTTTGGTGCTAACGGGTGCCTCGTCGAAGTGCTCCATTACAAGACATGCCGCTGACCTTTTTCTCAGATTAGCGGCCCTGGCCGACTCGTTTTTTCTTGCCGCGTCTCCGAGGACGACTGTTCTGGCCGTACCCGTCTCGGGTGGTTTTGGGGCGACCAGCTTGGTGGTCAAGCCGGCCGGTGCCGGTTTTTGCTTTTGTCGCCACTACAAATCATCCCGTGGGTTAATTGCCACTAGACAGTAAGCCAAAAAAATGCCGGCGCACCAGGCACCGGCAAGCACTGCGGCAGTTAGCACGACTCAGTTAGCCCAAGGAACGCCGGCAGCTTTAGACGGATGACGCTGTTCGTCGATTTGAGTTTGCAAAGCAGCTTCAATTTCAGCAACTTTTTCGTCGCCGCCAAGGGCTTCCTGTACCCAGCCGATCACAGTTGGCTCGTCGAGTTGGTTGTATGGGATCAGGTTGTCGGGGCGCTGAAAGCCGATGCTGCCATATGCGCCAGAGGAATATGCCTCATCTGAGGCATTGACGGTGTAGTGGGCCGTAAACACAAAGCCGTCGTCGGTTTCGCGCTCAAGGGTGTTGATACCCCAAACAAAGTTGGTGGCCATGGTAAAAACCGTGTTCAGTAGCAGGTTAGTAGGAGTGCAACCAGTTGAGTAGGCCGGTTGCCCGCCTAGTGACGTGGACTGGCCAACTTCAAATTTGAGTCAAATTAGAAGGTAACTAGTGAAGGTAATTACTAGCGCTGGGAAGCGCGACGAAACTCTTCTAAGAAGTCCTCTCCCATCAGTTCCACTAGGTTTTCATGGGTGGTGTTTTGAATAATACGAAGGCATTCCCTGAATCGCCGCTCGTTTTCTTCTTCACTGATCTGAGGCTCAGTGGTAGCAGCAAGGTAGGCGCGAGCTTCGTCAGCCATAGCGTGAATCCGAGCAACGTTGCCGGGAAGATCATGTTTTTCCTGAAAATAACTGGATGCATAATTCCCCCAGCCTTCAACATCATCGGCGGCACTGTATCCCTCCGAACTAAGTTGATCATTCGGGAAGCGCTTCCAGTGCACGGCGAAGATCTTGCAGGATTTCAGGCAGGTAATGCCCGTCCCGCTCCATCACTTCTAGATGCTTCAGGGATTGCTCCTTCAGTGTTGCGGGTTTTGGACGGCGATTCTCGCGCAAATAGCTCTTCAGGCCGGGAACCAGCTCACAACAAGCATCCAATTCCTGATCAGCGCCCCATTGGGCGCCACGCGTGGTCAAAAACCCCAGTTCGTCATTGTCGTTTGGCGCGTTGTAGATCCACTCATTGCGCCACTGCTCTACCAGCTCTGGCGGTGGGGTGATGTCAAAACTCCTAATTTGGAGATTATTAGGAGATGATTTGGAGTTCAGCGCCCAGTCGATACAGAGCTTGGCAAACGTCTTGCAGTAGCCGGGATGACCGCGCTTTTGGCTGTCCTCTCGTGCTTGCTCGGAGAACTTTTTGAGCAGGTGCGGCGGTGGCACCTTCGAGTAATCTTCGTTGGTCATGGTTTCTAGGGAACTGTGGCCAGGGGCAGGAGGTGCAAACTCGCTGCCCCACCACTATACCACGCATTAAAAAGGGCGGTGTGTACCGCCCCAGACGTTTTAACGAGTAGGTCTAAAGGGCGTCACCATGTGCTGATTGCGGTGCGCTTCCATGTGTTCGTGGCAGTGCAAACGTAAACGTAATTGGCATCCCAACAGATCTCTCCGGTTGTACCAGTATCAGATGCCGATGCAGGTGTTTTTGCCGTGGCAACTCTAACTCGATTGCCGTTTACCTGCAGGAGTGCGCCACCAGAGTCTGA